CTGTTCCTGTTCTTGTGTTGGAACCTGTCTTTCTGGTTCATTCTGGTTAATTCCCTCTTTTATAATTGGTTCGCATTCATTTGTCTTATGATTTCGACGTGTACCTTTTTTACACCGTTTTTGTTTTTCGCGTGTTTTTTTATTTTTTTTTGAAGGGTTATCCATTACTAATATATAGTTATATAAATTTATATATATATTAGTCTACATTACAAAATAAAATAATATATATTTATTGATACTATATTACTATTCTTCTTATTATTCTTACTTTACATCATATGTCTTATAATTTGTAAGCATCGTATTAACACGTGTCAATACTTCCTTTTTTTCTAAATTATAACTTCTAATTAAATTCATAGCAGTTTCATATGGTTTCCATTCCATTTTACTAACTTCAGTATGTTGATATGAATTCATTAAATCTATATTATTTTTCATATAGGCAACATAATATTTATGCTTATATGATTTATAATTAGAACCGGTAAATATTTCTTCAAATGGTAAAACATTATGCAGTATGTTAATTGATGACCTAGAAATTCCAGTTTCTTCTTCAAATTCCCTCAAAGCACACGACAAATCTTTCTCTTGATTATTATGTCTTCCTTTTGGAAATCCCCATTCGGTTTCTTCCCATTTTCCGACATTATTTGTATCATGTATTAAGGTTTCAAGAGAATAATCATCATTATTTATAACAATACCGTTCTTTAATGATTCAAACTTATCTCTTGAAATTTTTTCTTCACTTCTATATTGACTATTAATATCGTTTCCCCATAACTTTGTCCATAAAGAATCAAATGATTGTGTTAATAAACGTTGTTTTTCGTCATTTGTCATCTCAGATATAATATTCAATAGATACATTTTACTATATATATTGTATTTTCCGCGCATAAATTCAACATATCCAATACTATCCTTTCTGCGAATGAGTAGATACTCGGGAAACGGTTTATTCTCATTATTCTCATTATTCTCATTATTCTCATTATTCTCATTATTCTCATTATTCATTCTATAAACAATAATACCAACGCTAGTGATTGGTTGTTTGCATTGATAAAATATATGCCCATTATTGCCACAGTTATTACAAAATGTTGAATTATTCATATAATCTTAGATTTATTGGTTATACTGTAAATCTTTTTATATTGTTTATTATAATGGGATTAGAACCAAGTGTATGGGGTCCTCATTATTGGTTTGTTTTGCACACAATTGCTTTAACTTATCCACATAATCCAAATGAAACAATTAAGAAAAAATACTATGATTTTATTCATAATTTACCATTATTTTTACCAGTATCAACTATAGGTAACCAATTTAGTGAATTGTTGGATAAATATCCAGTAGCACCTTATTTAGATTCCCAAAAATCATTTTCAAAATGGATGCACTTTATTCATAATAAAGTAAATGTTTCTATGGGCAAAGAAGAAATAACAATGGAAGAAGCAATGGTTCAATATTATGAACACTATAAACCCAAGCAAGTAAAGTATAAAGAAGAACGCAGAAGAAGAGAGAAATATGTGTTTTTGGGAATAGTAATACTTATTGTATTTTTATCAATATACCTCTATAAAAAATGATAGTATTAAAAAATGATAGTATTAAAAAATGATAGTATATAGAAAGAGATAAAGAATAAAATAACACAATACTATATACAAATTATATGAATAACAAGAAAACAAGAAAAAATAAATTAATAAAAGTAATAAAACTTAATTCATCTCTACGTAAAGAAAGTAAAAAACATAGGTCAAAAGTGAATTATAAGAATAAAAAGGGAAATAAAAAGGGCGGTGAAGCAGTTGCAGCAGGGTCCTATGGATGTGTATTTCGACCGCCAATAAGATGTGCTAGTGGAGAAGAACCTAAAGCATCGCATATATCAAAATTAATGTATAATGACAAAAGTGTTTATAAAGAAAAAGAAGAAATGGATAAAGTCAAGGAAATTATTAAAAAAATTCCAAATAATGACAAGTATTTTTTGGTGATGGATACAAATTTGTGCGACCCTGGTAAATTATCAGCAGAAGATTTAAAATATTTTGATGATAAATGCAATTTATTTACCGAGAATGGAATTAATTCTAATAACGTAAATAATAATCTAAAACATTTAAAATTAATCACAATCCCGGACGGAGGTATAGAACTTGATGATTATATTCACAATATTGTTTTAATGAATAATGAAATAGAAAAGTATCGTTTATTTATACAAGTTAATACTAGTTTAATTCAACTCTTAAACAATGGTATTGTTCCTATCAATAAGAATGGATTGCTGCATATGGATATTAAAGGAAATAATATGCTTGTTGATAGTTCGGTACAGGTTCGTTTAATTGATTGGGGATTATCTGGCAAAAATGACGGAATAACAATTCCATATGAAGTTACTAATCATAATTTACACTTTAATACGCCATTTTCAAATTTATTATATAATAATCACTTGAAAGAATGGCTGCCTATGGAATATAAGAAAATCAAGGCATCTTCAGAATTGTATAACTCAAAATCCGGACAAGCAGAATTATTGAAAATTATTGCTGTAAATTTAGTGAATCATATTATAGAATATAATAAAACAAGCGGACACTATCAGTCAATTGTTTCGATATTACATTACATTTACAAAATATATGCAATAGATAATGAATATAATACTATTGATTATAATGTTTTAATTCAAACTACCATTATAGAATATATACAATCGGTTTTATTAGCATATGTCGATGATGATGGACACTTTAAAGATGTAGAATATTTCTATGAAGTATTTTCAAAGAATGTTGATATATGGGGATTTTTAATGGGTTATATTTATCTGATTGAAAAAGGTATTAATTACAATTCAAATAATACTGTTACGTTCTTAATCCATAGAGATATAATAAATAGCGTATGCAGAATATTGATAAAATATTGTTATAGTCCAGAATATGCTACTAAGGCAATTAACGTAAGCGAACTTTCAAAAGAGTTGGAATCATTAAATACAATTTCAAGAAGTATTGTTAAGACCAAGACCAAGACCAAGACCAAGATAAAACCCAAGACCAAGATAAAACCCAAGACCAAGACCAACGCAACACCAGGTATTTACAATAATAAGGAAATCCAATCTATAAATTTAAATAATAATAATGGGTTTTTAGTAGAAGATATATCTATGTAAATTTATTATAGTATAATTATTATATAAATGAAAATAGAACTACTAATTATAGGTATAACTATATTTTTTATATTAAATATCTATCATGATGGTAAATATGTAAAATTAGTAAAATCGTGGAAAAAATATTATCAAATGGCAGGTATAGGTTTTGTAGGGTTATCGACTTATCTATTTATGAAAAAATACCCATCGCAATCAAAAAATTTAGTATCACATGCGAATGGTATTATAAAATATATGCCGATTGATAAAGAAGCAAGTGATTTACTGTCACCGTTATTAAATATGACGGGCGGTGGCGGTGGCGGCGGCGGCAATTTTAATAATAACACGGGTTATATGATGTCACCGCAGGAAAAAAGAATATTATCATCTGGTGGAAGTAACGCACCGAATATACAAAAGGCAACAAAGAGGTCAGTGAGTGAAACAAAAAAGAAGTATGTAGCAGCGCAACAAGGATGGAATTGTGGTGGTTGTAAGAAACAGTTGCCTGCTTGGTTTGAAGTAGACCACAAGGTGAGACTAGATAATGGTGGTTCTAATAATGTTGATAATTTAGTTGCTTTATGTAGAGATTGTCACGGTAAAAAAACTGCTTTTGAAAATTTATAGTATTATAATAATAATTAAATATAGTTGTTGTCTTTGTATAATAATAAACTTTCTTACTATTATACAAAGATATGTCTTCTGATTTTAATAAATTTTATAATAATAAAAAAAAAGAATTAAATGAAGAACTATCAAAATCAAAGGATAAAGTGTTAGAAGTTTCAAATAAA